ATCTGTCTTTGGATATAACTTCCCGCAGCGGCATGATGAACTCACGCACACCGTCTTTTGGTAGATGCAGCCGCATCATGATGCACTCGCCTTCTTCAGGATCGTGCAGTCGCTTCACAACATAAAAGTCGTGCGGAAAAACTAGTATGTCTTCCGCGCTCTCCACCGTACCGTCTTTATTCTTCTTCGGCTCTACCTGTAAATAGATGCCACCTACGTTCCCACGAAAGAAAGGAAAAGGGTATTTAGGTATCGTGTACTGACGCACTTCTTGGGTAACAGGCTCAACGTCCTGTACAACCGGGTCATCCGCATTTTCGTCGGGATGGATAACTTCTCGTCCGATTTGTATAGGAGAGGTAACCTTGACCGCACAGCCCTCGCATAACGCAGGTGATAGCTTTTTAAAGGTCTCGCAAGTGTATGGACCTTTGGTCTGCGCTGCTTTCTTTTCAGTTGTACGCGCATCATATTCCGGATGTTTGTTCGAGAGAATGTGGATGGCTTTTGCTGCGTCGGCGCAGTGGTGAGCAATTGATAAGCCCGCCCTCCATAGCGGTTCCTCCACGGAGTCCTGATTTTGGTAAATGTGCGCAATCTGAGCACAGCCTTCTCCTTGTACTGATTTGATCAGAATGGTCTTGAACTTGGACTGATAGTTGCCTAGCAGCGCCAGCGTGGTTGGGTCCATCTCCCGCTGAAACGGTTTCTCGCCGGGGATGTGCAGCTCGTTCACTACGAACTTATCCCGTAATGCTTCCACACCTACGCGAGACCCAGCCATGACAAGCTTCACGGGTGACGGATCATCCGAGTTCTTAAAGTTCAGCGTGTTCGGTATACGCAAGATACGCGCAACGTCAGCGGTGACTGCTGGATCGGCATGCAGGTTGTGCGCTGTGCACAGTGCCTTGAGACCCTCCGCTAACCCACGCCACTCGGCTTTCTCGATTGGCTGCTCTACCACCCAGTACGCATGCACTCCACGTCCGGAGTTCACAATCGCAGTTGGCTTCGGCATACCAACTTTTTTCACAAACTCTTTGAGCGCGGCAATACCATCCGCTTGGTCAGCATAAGGCTTACCAAGACCGCAATCGAGATCGAGAAAGAAAGAATTTAGTTGTGCTGCATTGGCAGCAGTCCGTCCCGCGTCTTCAGTGAACGAAGCAAGTGCAAAGTACGCGTCGTACCCTTTGTGCACCAGCGCATCCGCATAGAGATCAATCTCCTCTACTGACGACACGAATATTTGTTTTGGTTTTGCATCCTTCTTTAGCCCCACTACGCAATAGTGCCCCGTAGGTGGTAAAACTAAAGACAGGAAGTCTGTCCTCGTAAGCATAGCCGCCCCAAGCCGTCTTTTAAAAATGGGTGGGCAGGGATAGTGACGGCAACTACCCTCTTCGGGTGCGCGCCCTAGCCCCCCAAACCTGCGCTATTTCCGTTTATCCAGCAGCACTTTGATAGCCTTGGCAACGGTTTCCTGATGCATGGGCGGAACATTCGTCAGCCCTTTGAACCAGTTGTATATCGTGGTGCGGGTTACTCCAAAGTGCTCCGCCACGTCCTGTGCTGGTATGTCGTTTTCTATGCACAGGTTGCCAAGCTGGACACCAAGCTTGTTAGTGTCCGCTGAATTCACAGCTTTAATGAACCGGGATGCGTACCCGTTACTCATCGTCCCACTCTTCGAGGATTTTGCTTACGTCCTTCTTGGGTGCTGGGGCTTCCTCCTTCTTGCTTGCGCGTTTAGTAGGCTCTGGCACTTCCGCAGGTTCTGCTGCTTCAACTTTGGCAGCGGGTGCTTTCTGTTCGAACTCCTCGCCGTCATCCTTAACACCATCGGTCTGCGCGACAGTCATGGTGATTGCGCTGATAGCCGCCGGGGACTTGCCCTGCTCCAGTGCGGTATTGAAGTCATCCGTCTCCAGATAACGCACTGGCTTGAACGTCAGCTTCGGTGTCGAGCTGCTAGTGTCGAAGCGCATCTCTGTTACGACGGACGTAATAGGCACACCCTTGCTTGCGATCATCTTGGCGTAGGTTTGCAGAGGCCACTTGCCGTTCTCGCCTGCACCAAAGATCGACGTGGATGGCAGCGCAAGCTGATACACATCACCAGCAACATCGTTCTCCAATACCACAGCCAGACGCTGCTGGAAGCGGCATGCACGTGTATCGCCGTTACCCGAACCTTTTACGTTCTGTGGGCAAGTAGCGCACGACTTGCTTTGCGGGTTCTTGGCCTTGGCATCTGGTACTTCGCCATCAGGTGACCAGCAATCTGGGGCGCTGATAACGCCTTTCTTGTAGGTGCCTGCGTAGAAGATACGCGAGACTTTCTGTGCAGCCGCAACGATGACTACATTCATGGCACGGTCTTCGTTCTGTGCAACTTCCTTGCCGTTGACCATCATGCGCCAAACGCCGCCCTCGATAGAGATGCGCTTGCTGCCACCGCCGCCACTACCCATCAAGGCTTTGGTTGTTTCATCCATCTCCGCGTTACGCAGGTGTGCTGGAAGATTCTGATTAAATAGAGCAAGTTCGCTCATTGTCTTTCTCCTTATTTACGACGAACAACAACCGCGTAACGGCTGTCAACATTTAGACCCGGCGGATGCAGGTCAGGGTTTTCTTCAAGAAACGTAGCCATGTTGGATTGCGAGATTCGCTTCTCCAGTAACTCCAAGGCTTCGTGCTCCTTCAAGAACTCGTGGAACGAATGCCAATCGTTTGTCCAGAACCGTTTTAATACACGGCGGCTGACCGTACCGAATGGTGTTCGTAAGCTGTCACTACCGACCACTTTGCATGCTTCGAGAAGCTGGCTTTCAATTGCTTCCAGCGACTCTTTGAGGTCAGCGTCTTCTTTCTCGTACTTGTCAGCCAACGTCTTACGGGCATCGCGTATCTTAATGTACGCTTTCACCAGCTTGTCAGTTGGGATGACAGGCACCTCTGCTAGTGCTTCTTCAGTCATGTCGATCTCCAAGGGTAACTACGGCTACAGATTAGAACTATTCTTTGACACTGTCAAGAGGATCAAGGAAATTTTTATATAGATCGACCACACGGGAGTGAATATCAATCTTCGCCTCCAGCATGGCGTACATACGTTTCTCTACGGGGGAGCCTTGCAGGTGAACTACGGTACAGGGGTTGCGTTGCCCAGCACGGTGGGTTCGTGCGTTAGCTTGTAGGTAGGTCTCCACGCTCATGACGGGCGACCAGTACACAATCACGTTGGCAGCAGTTAAGGTTACACCATGCGAGGCCGCTTGTGGCTGGATTACCAAAACTTTTGGGTCAGGTTCTGTTTGGAATTTGGCAAAGATTTCGGTGCGTTTGCCAACAGACACGTCTCCGCTAATTACCTCACAGGTATAACCAGACTTCTTTAGCTCTTCGCTAATTATATGAATGCTATGTTTATAGGGAGCAAATACGATCACCTTGTGCGTAGCTTCATCGATAACTTCTTTTAATGCTGCAATGCGATTAGATGCATCGAACGCAACGACCTCTCCACTATCAGAGTACACCGCACCACAAGAGAGTTGTAGGAGTTTGTTCAGACTAGCAGCGGCGTTGACTGTTGTGATCTCTTCCCCGGCAGCGACCGCCACCATGTGCTTACGCAGCGTCTCGTAATACTTCATCTGCTGAGGGGTGAGCGGTATGTTACGGGTGGTGTACGTCATCTCCGGCAGGTCAAGGCATTCTTCTTTGGTGTACCTGATCGCTGGCTGTAGTACGTTATGCACGATGGACTCTGCCTGTGGGCGTGGCACGTACTTAAAGGTTGTGATCTTCTGCATCACCATGTCGCGGAACGACCCAAAGAACTTAGGCACCGACGATGGGTTGACGATACGCGCCAGCCCATATGCGTCCGTGGGGGACTGCGAAGCAGGGGTGCCCGTCATCATCCAGACCCATGTGCTGGGTGTCAGTATTTGGTTCAGCACCTTCCACCGTTTCGTGGAAACCGTTTTGTATGCGTTGGCTTCATCAACGACGATGAGATCAAATTCGTTTTCTTTTATCGCGTCCTTGATGATGTCTAGCCCATCAAAGTTACAGATGACGAACTCCGCATCGCTGCATACTGCGTCGATTCTTTTCTGGCGGGAGTGGCTGTGGGCAATTGCCACCGTGCGGTGCATGGCGAACCTGAACAAATCATTCTGCCAAGCTGACTGCATGATCGACAGCGGACACAGGACAAGCACTCTACGTATGTGGCCCAACGACATTAGATAGTCCGCCGCCCAGATCACACTGCCTGTCTTACCGGTGCCCTGTTCGTTAAAACAAAATGCCCTCCGGTGCAGGGTCAAAAATGATGCGGTTTCTTTCTGGTGATCAAACGGACGGTACAGGCCGGGCCAGTGGTAGTGCGACATGATGGGTGACGGCACATTCTTGATGCGCAGATTCTTCAGCACCTGCGCTTCCTCCAGCCCCCACTTGACCAGCACCTCGCCGTTGTTTAGTACTTTGCTTTTCGGTATCACTTCCGTGATCCGCTCCGGGTGCCGCACTTTTAGTAATAGTGCTTTGTCTTCGATGATTTGCATGCTTGCTCCAAGGGGGAACAGGCTAAAGTGACATTTTCACAATAGCCTGCTGCGTTTCAAATTGTGTACTGCGGTACTACAACTACTTACTTCTTTTCGCCCTTCTTGTGTCCGTTACGTGCACGGTTCTTTGAGGGTGATACTAATCTGATTCCATCGGCGTTGCTACCGCCTTTGCTCAACATCTTGACGTGGTCAATGTCTTTACCTTTACGGCTGACACCTTCCTTGTCTAGCTTTCTACGGGCACGTTGGCGTTCCATCCTATCAGGATTCTCGCCACGCTTCTTTTGCATTTCGTACTCGTGCTTGTAAGGCCGAGGGGATTTAGTGTACGGCATATCAGTGAGCCTTTCCATTATGGATGCAGTCAATCACTGGGCAGAAATTCTTGCAGGTGAAATTCGGTTTTGCGTTCCACACGTTTGCTGTCATGCAAGTCTCCAGCGTGTGCGTTGCATCCAACCATTGCAGCCACGCTTTACCCTTACCTTCATCGTTCTCGTATTCACGGGTGACGAAGTCATTCACTACTAAAAACAACAGCCCTGCCTTGATCTTCTTCACTTGCGGAAAGTGCTTGAAGATTGCCAGTGACAGAAGCTCCAACTGCTTTGTGTCCGCATACTTGCTGGACTTACTTGTCTTGTAATCTACAAGGAAGCACTTATCGTCGTTGATGATAATCAGGTCAGCGATACCCCGCCACCAAACATCTTCCGCCTTGAACCCGCAAGGTTGCAGGTTCTTGGTCAGCCCCATCTCATACTCGCAATGCTTCTCGCCTTTAATCTTTACCAACGCATCTAGCTGCGGCTTGATGAATGCATACTTAGCTGGTATCTCTTTGCCGTCCCGTACATATTCTTCAGCAGCAGTGTGTACCGCAGTACCATACAGCAGATGCTCTTGTGGTGGCTCAACAATATCCTTTTTTATCCGCAGTCGGTAGTACTTCTGAGGGCACTGCTGGAACAAGTTGATGCTGCTATACGACCATGTGTACTTCATATTTTTCTCTGGCATGCGAACGCCTGAATGTCCACACGGAACGCACCAGCGAATTTGCAATCACCAGCGATACGCCCTTCAGTTTGGACAGAGCCTATCCACAACCCCAGCAGGAGCATCACGACCGCCCATAGCGACTTCGCCCAGACGTTATTTATGAAGGCCAACACCTTCTTGTAGTCCACCATTTCTGTCAGCACGTTAACATTCCCCATAGGATTCAGCGACTCCTGATTCGCAGTTGAGCGGTAGACCGGTTGCCCACGCGGGTGTCCATCGCATACAGTCCTCAACATACGCTTGCGCCACATTAGCTTCTTCTTTCGGTGCGATACAAGCGACGGCATCATGCACGGTAAGTACGGTTTTGTACCGTTTACCGATCTTTAACATCTGTTCTGCAATAACACATCGGGCAAGTGCTTGGCATAGGTTCTCCACTACCTTACCGCCGTACACCTTGGTGAAGCCCATCCGAGTCTTGTACTCGTACTGCGCCCGCCCCTGTGCATCCAACACCCTGCGTAACTCTGCGTAGCGTAAAGGAAGCCCGTTTGGGAGGACAAAGCCACACCCTTCTGCGTCAAACTTTATCACGCCTTCCCGCCCAACGGAAGCAAAAC